TTGAAGATATCACGTAGTCCCTCCCTTGGACAAGTGACATGGCCCTCTCGCGAGGGCCTTTTTTTTACCACTGATTGACGACCTTGAAGATCGACTTGCGATAGCGGTACTTTCCCTGCTGATCCCATACAGCAAAGATGGTTGTGTCATCGTCCTTCCAACAACCTTCCTCGGTGTAGTGAGCTTCAGTGAAGAAGTAAGCCCGAAGCATCTTTGGATCAGCTTCACAAGGCTCATCGGTTAGGACGATCTGGCCGCCTTCCCCGTTCTTGGTGTAAGCCTTGGTCCCTGCAAATGCCGGGGCCGCTAGTACAATCGCCAATAGAATTACAAACTGTTTCATGTTTCCTCCCTTTTTTTGACTAAGTGATATCTGGCGTACCGCTTGCCATCTTTCTTGGCTATCTCCGTGTGTATCTTGTGACCGCTCATGCGAAGGTCATTGATACGTGCGGCCAGCCTGAAGCACCCGTAGTTATTCAGAGCGTCCATGGCTGTGATCGGGCCTTTGGTTAAATGGTCAAGTATCTGCGCTGAATGGCTCATGCTTGCTCCTTGTATGGCAGATCAAGGAACGTCTCAAAGTCCATATCGAAACGCTCCGCGAAATCAACTATCCGGCCAAGGCTTGCATCCTTGCTCTTGCGCCATCTGCCGATAGTCATCTCAGTCACACCAAATTCCTCCGCCAGTTGTTTGTTACTGACACGGAATTGCTTTTGTGCTGTCCGCAATGACAGACCAATATCAAAATGGAATGTCGTCATCGAACTGCTCGGTTGCGGTTGAGGTTTCGAGGGTGCTTCTGACTTGCTGAACGCCATCCTCATGAACTTTTGCCGGGTTGTTGAACTGGCCACTTGGAATCTCCTGTGATGCTGATTGATCTTCAGACAATGCCGCTTTAGCTTTGTCTATTCCCTCTTTTCGGACGCGCTCTTTATACTCGCGGGTTTCATCATCAACCTTGGTGTAAAGATTGCCACTGCTTTTGGCGATCAGTGTCTCGATATAGATGGTATTTTCCGGCTGTTCTTGTAGCCACGGAATAAACTTTTCTCGATCAATCGTCTGCTTTAGCACAGCCCAATCTGGCGCATCTTCTTTGCGATTAGGCTTCATGCCATTTACAAAAGTAATATCAGCCATTAGCTAACTCCTTTCTTGCTTTGTTAAATGCGTCATTGCCTTTGCAAGCATCACGCTCTTCGGTGGTAAAGATGCCGCCCTTAGTCGGCGCTCTGAACAACGTAGCCATAGTGTCGTGGCTTATATCGCCCCAGATAGCGGCCAATTCATCCCAGTCCTGATTGTGGATGGCACACTTGGCAAATGAGACCCAATCAAAGTTTTCCCGAACTGTTTCCATAAACGTCAGAAACTCGCCATCATTCTGCTGTTTGATAGCACTGGCTACCTCATCTGCCGACGCATACTCAGTACCGCCAAAGCCCAGAGCCGACAGACAGCGACCAATAGCGGAAGTCTCTGCATTCTCTAGCGCACTGGTGGCATTGATCTTGCTGGCGGCACGTACCTCTTCTGAATAACCAGTAGCCAAGAGACGGCCATCGTTATCCAAGATGCTTGCCTTCATAATGACTAGCACATCGTTAGCTTCGACTAACTCAGTCGATATCGTGTAGTCGGGATGGGCCTGTCTAAACTCTGCGACCCTTAGTGCCACGGTTTTATATTCTTTGCCGTGGATTTTTACGACGCCATTCATAGCGTTTCTCCTGCGTGTTGTGATGCGTCTCGCATCTGGGTTAAGGCATAGCCATCGGCATAGCCTGATAGGTACATATCCGTTGCTGGATACTTCTGGCAGTTACAAGCCATGCCATCCATGAATCCCTTGCGGAACTCACGGCTTGCGACCTGTAGCCAGTCTTTGTAGCGCTCGGTGAGAAAGTCCTCATCAGACCTAGATAAATCAATCATCGTAAGCCTCCGCGTGTTTGGCGGCTTCGCTCTCGATCAAGTCAACAATCATTGACTCCGAATAGTTCCACAGAAGCTCGCGGGTTTTCTGAACGACGACAGCCGGGTCAACCTCATCATTAAAGATCAGGTCTACCCACTCGATCTCACTGCCAGTTTGTTGCATTGCGGTTGGTGCAATCTCGGATGAGATTTCTTCAACATCACACATGAGTTCGCGACGGATCTCAGGGTCAGTGATGTCGTGATAGTTTTCCTCCCATGAAGGGTGGTTGATCAGGATTTCATAGAAATCAAAACGTGCCATTTGTCATCTCCCTTGGTTAGTTCCACATGGAACAATAAACATATTAGGTTATGTTTTAGGGGAATGCAAACACTTTATGTTGTTATTTGGGATAGTACGTCCACATGACTGGCGTGGTTGTGCGTCCATCAAGATGTACGAAGTCTTTTCCGATACCTATTCCAAAAAAGCAATCCATCTTTATAGCCTCACGCACAAGGGTTAGCCGATCAAGGCTACCAGAGACGGCTATGTCAGCCGCGATCCCTTGGTGATGGGTGCCGGGCTTTTCCTTTCGGGCCTCAACGGGATGGGTCGCATCTCTCCAGCCGGATGTTATGCGGAACGGGAAGCCGCATATCTCACGCAAGCGGTCAAGATTTTCCAGAAACTCGGGGTCCATATTGTCGCCACCGGTTCCTGTATGGGTGCAATCGAACTCCCTGATATGGAAGTATTTCATTTCTTCTTCTTGGCCTTTGACAGCGCGATAGCGATAGCCTGTTTCTCTGGATAACCTTCGCCACGTAACAGGCTTATGTTCTTGCCGATGGTCTTGCGGCTTCTACCTTTCTTCAATGGCATTCCTTTACCTCGCGCGAATGTATCTTATCGTACATCAAGTGTATTATTTCCTCGCCACGTTCTTTGTCTTTTCGTAGGTACGCAGACCGCCAAGCCCGAGCATTCCCAAGAGGACGGGCATCATCTCGCTCAGGTCCAAAGGCGGGACAGTAATGGGATGCTTATTGATAGTAAGTATAAAATTGCAAACAGGAACAAACAGGTAGTTAGTCGCAAGGCCAATAGTACACACCCATCCCACAGCCGGACGCCAGCCGCTAACAAACATTGAATGGTTGCTTGCCTCTGCCTTGTTGACTTCAATCTGAGCCTTGGCGATTTCATGGGCCTGCCGCTCCGCTAGTGTTGCGATCTCATGGGCTAACCGACCGCGCTCATCCGCATCGGGAATAACCTTGTCCAACAGCTTGGCGATAGGACCGACAAGTAGGTCAAGCATCAGATGCCGCTCTTGATCCACATACCGATAACAGCCATGACGCCAGCCATGATAATGCGCTCGATCCACTGATTCTTGGCGATGCTAATCTCGATAGCTTGGATGCGCTTCTCGTGGTTCTTTACCTCATCCTTCACGATAGCTTGGATCTCATCAATGCGCTTATGTGCGCGGGTTACAGTCTCGGTCAAGTGAACCTGCCTCTGCTCCATGCTTGATAAGTCTTGAAGAGTTTGGGCAATACTTGTGAGAGCAGACTTCATCTCACTAACGTCTTGCGCCATAGCTTCTTGCTGGGCTTCGAGCTTCGCTACTGACCGCTCTATGCTCATGGTTATCTCTTCTTAGGCTTCGCATAAGCGTTAACCTTTACAGGCTTGCTACGCATACGCTTCATCATGCCGTCGTAAAGACTTTTCTTTTTCTTGCCGTACTTCATGTTCTGAATCTCCTAGTCTTACGTGCCACGCCTGCTGGCTGTGCGGCATACTGTTCGCCCTTCTTCTTGGCTCGGCGCTTGGCTCTAGTCGTAGCCGCATACTCTGCCGAACTTAAACTCTTGATAGCCTTCTCAGGTAGATAACGCTCGCCTGTGGCCTTTGGTCCCTGCGTCGATGGCTTGCCTGACTTGGTGCGCCACTTCTGCTTGGTCCAGTCCATCAAGGATCGCTGTGACTTCTTAATCACGATATCCACCGCCTTTGGCCTTGTACTGCTTGGCTAACATCTGGGCTTTACGTGCCGACCATTGACCGGGTGCGCCGCCCTTACCACCTGCCTTGATACGGTCAAACAGGTTCTTTCTCATCGTGGGCTTTGTGTAGTTGCCAGCCTTGTTAACAGTAGACTTTCTCATGCCTTCCGCGCCTTGTTACGTCGAGAGATTGCCGCCGCTTTCCTTCTAGCATCTGCCTTTGAGCTAGCACCCCATGCGTTCAATGATAACAATAAACGTGTGGGTTCGCCGTTCTTGCGTTCTGGCCCCGGCATGTTACCCATACGAGCAAGGAATGATGCCCGTCTAGGGTTGTCACCGCTCTTCACTGGCCGCTTGAGGTTCATCCCTTGGGCCTTGGCTGAACGTCTACCCGCCTCGTTCAAGCCGCCCTTGGGATTCTTCCCAGCCTTACGTTGCCATGCTGGTGTCTTCACGACGACAGGTAATCAATCCACTTACAACCGAGTCGGACCTTGCACGTACCTGATCCGAAGTCGCCAGTTTTAACGCCTACGCGATAGTTCTGACGCTCTGCCTCAAAGCCGTATGTTTCGATATCGGATGAGAAGTCATCAACGTCGGTCCAGTTAGTGCCATCAACACCTGACTGCTTCTGTACTGTAACGACAGTGCCGCCAGCAATGCCAGAGACAGACAAGTTGAAGTAGCCCTGTATTTTGATCTCATCGCTAAATGTGTTCTGAGCTGTAATGCTCTTTGTTACTTCGCCTGACATGGTTTAATCCTCGTAAACTAATTGTTCGCCGCTCATTTTCTCAAGCACACGTATGGCCTTCAACATATCTACGTTAATGCGCTTGCCATCTTTTTCTGAATAATACGACCACGCCATATCTTCGGACGGGCCTTCTGGTATTAACTCAAAGTTGTGAGGTGAAAGCGTAGTTACGTTACCTGCCTCGTCCCTTACTTTTAACTCAGAGCTTGCTGATACATCTTCAGCATAAAGAACAATGCCGTTTGTTACGCTACCAGTGGGGGCTGTTCCGTTAAACATCACCAAGTTACCATCGGACGATGCTGGAGTAGTAATGCCACCCAACAGCAAGTTGCCGCTGGCATCTATAACCAAATCATTGGCCTGTAAAGTTCCATTGTCATTTCTACGGGAAATATATAAATTCTGATCTGAGTGATATATGCGTCTAAACTTGTCGTCAGCACCGGCATTAGTATCTTTAAACTGCAAGTATGCGTCGTTATCTTCTATTTGAATATTGCCAGAAACGGTGAGCGCCTCAGACGGACTGCTAGTGCCGATACCGACGCGATTATCAACGGTAACGTCTTCAAATGTTGGGTTGCGACCAAAAATGCCGCCTAAATGTTTGATAGTCATATCAGCCTCTCAGTTTTGCCATTACCATCTTAATGGCGACAGTAGTGGGAATAATAGTTTTGTGCCAAGGCCAGAACTTATGACCTAAGCCTTCCATGTGTTCACGGTCAACCCATTCTTTTGTCCAGTTGTCTATGTACTGATCGCCATAGCGAAGTACAGCATGGCCTCCGCCGTTAGTGTCACAGCCGCATAACTCAGCTTGGAAGGTAGTTAGTAGCCACCAGAACTTAAGCCATGACTCCTGACAGATCACGTAGTACAGGACGGATAGTGAGTAGTCTTCGCAATCGCCGTGGTACTGATCCAGTGCATTAGGCTTCAACACGCGCCACTGGTCCCGACCCTTTGGATCGAACTTGTAGCTGTATAGATTGTTGAAGTCAGTTAGGGTCATTTATTGCCTTTCTTCAACTTGCCACGCAAAATCAACGTCTGCTGTGGCTGTGTTTGACGACGATATATTAAAAGTTGTAGCACCTATTCCAGAAACCCAATACGCACCTAAATTGTTTGGGTTTGAATACGGTGTCAAATTTATATCTTGAGCGGTTGGAGTGTAATCCAGACCATGAGTGACCGTTTTTACGTTGGTGCCACTAGATAGTGTTGCTGTTCCTGCATTGCTATTAACAAATCCCTTGCAGTCTTTTACATAAGTTGTGGATATTCCTCTTCGTAAATCTTCAGTTGTGTTGCTTTCTACTTTGCAGTCAGTAAATCTATTCGTACCATTGGCATCTCCGCCAAACTCTATGCGAATCCCATAATTGTTGTCGTGTGAATAAACGCCAGATACTAAACACTCTTTTGTTTGAAGATATAAACCTTCAGCAGTGCAGTTACTTATCTCCCCGCCAGTAACTTGAGAGTATGGGCTTGAAAATAAATACAAGCCTCTCGATGACATATTTCTAATAGTCGGGGAAATAATTTTTGCATAATCACATTCAGATAGATTTATGCCTGTATTGCCTAGAGCGCTACTAACATTGCCATCAATGATCGGATTGGTAATTACATTGTTTGAAGGCTCATAGCCTGATCCGCCTGATCCTCTTATTCCTGTATAGCAATCAATAAGAACTGGCGAATCAATGATATTGAATGATGATCCATTGCCAAGATAAATGCCGCCATAGGTAGTGCTTGAGACTCGATTGCAATTTGCATTGGAAATTTGTGTGTATCTAGCTCCATCACCTGCCGCCGTAACAACTCCATCTAGGCCAACGCCCCATAGAGTGCAATCATAAATTACAGGATTGACAATCTGATTGTAATAGCCACCTTGAACCGATATTCCGCCGCGACTGTTTGATACTTGGCAATCTATAATTTTGTTATGATCCGGTCTGTCTGATCCAGTTCCAAAAATGCTAACGCCAGAGCCAGAAGTTCCAGAGGCCCCTGATACTTTTACACGCTGAACTGTGTTCTCATAACTACCAGTCTGAATATCAACGCCCTTGTTTCTAAAATTAGTCAAACTTACATCTGCAATTAAGTTGTTGTTTGAGTCTGTTTTAATGACAAAGCAACTTTGAGCATTTGTTGGGGTATTGGCTACTATTTCTCCGCCTCTCCATTCCGCATTTGTAATGGTTGTACCCGTTATGAAATCAGTTGTTGCGGTTGTTTCAATTCTTCCATCACACTCAACAACGCAATTTGACTTCAAAATCAAAACGCTTTGGCATAGATACGTGCCGTTTGGAATTTTTAAAATGGCTTTGCTAGTGGAAGCATAATCAATCCCAGCCTGTATAGCCGCAGTATCATCAGTCGTGCCATCACCAACAGCACCAAAATCCTTGACGCTAATGCTTTCGCGTAGCTTGGCCTGTACTGTGGTATCTACTGCACCAGTACCAGCGGGAGTATATGTAACAAGATTGGAGACTGTTCCGTTTGTTGCAGATGTTGCTGTTGATACTGCACCAGATGAGGTAAAAGATAATAACTTCCCAGCACGATCAGCCGCCGCAGGTAGCTCCATCGAGATAGAGTCAGAGTCGGTAATAGGCTTACGGATAGACTGTGAGAATGATCGGTTAGTCTGCTCGCCTGCCAGCCATAGATTATCGAAGTCGCTGTTTACCTCAGAGGCAAGGAAGTCACCAGAGTTTGTATAGTTCTGGGTGCGAGCGTAGGGCATATCCCGATACAGGGTCAGAATGTCGCCTGCTGTAGCGCCAACGGTAAGGGTTACGTTACCCCCGCTATCATTGCCCACGTTCGACACAGTGTAATTAGTGCCCTCTGAGAGGGTAGTGCCGTTCTTCAATACGACAATATCGTCCTTGTCTACGATCTCGAACGTATACGCAAAGACCGTCTGACCAGAAGTCGCGGTATATTGGTTACGGCTTGTGTTGTCTGCTACTGTCATAAGTCTCCAACCTCTTCCTCTATTCTATCAAAGGCTTGACGAATAAACGTAAGATTTTGATAGGGGATAAGTCTCCGCAATGCGCGGGTGTCTGATTCATTCCATCCGTCTTCTGCCAGACCAGCGTTTGCCACCCTTAGAGACGTGTCCAAAAAGCTCCCGAATGTGGGGCCAAGTAAGTTTTCCGACATACTACGTGAGGCAAATCGTGCCGCCGGGATGTCTACACCCAACAACGGGCGCATTCCAAAGTTGTTGCTCGATAGCTTCTCAAGCGTGTTGTTGATCTCCATGATGCCGCCAAGCGCACCTGATCTATCAATGCCCTCAATCACTAGCTCAACAGGGTCTTCCGCAATCTCTCGCTTCGCATCCCATTGCTTGAACGAATAGGACATCATGCCCAAGGTAGTCAGCATCAATACGCCAGCCAGAGCATTGTGATCCTGAGCCTGTAGCGCCGCGATAGTCATGCGCTGAGTCGATGCGAACATGAACGAGCGGAACTGGAAGATAGTCTTGCCCAACTCAGTAGACATAAACAGGGGTTTTTCTTGGCCGGGGACTACGATCACGCGGTCAGACTCTTTACGAATTGCCGCGCCCCAAAGTCTTTCAAGCTCGGGTGAGTCCCAGTTGCGAGCATTGGAGAGCCATACGCCATCAACCTTGGTCGCGTGTTTCTTTAGCTCTGCCGCCATTGCCTGTGCGTTACCGGCATCAATACCCAAGCGAGCCAGACGCTTATCGACCTGACCTTTCAGCAGTCCATCAATGACGCTGTTCTGCATGGTTACGGCGTGAAGCTGCTTTACTCCAGTTGTCCAGTAGTCCATGAGGTTTACACGGCCAAAGTTATCAGTGGCATACTGGATGCCACGCTCAAACGCTGTGTTGGGCTGTGTGTAATCAGCCACGTCTGAAATGATCTGCGAGCGACCGCCCATCAACGCATCAACGCCAACGCCATAACGCTTTGCTTCTGCCGATGACACCTTGAACGAATTGATATTTCTAGCGAGCGGCAATAAGCCCTTCGAGAAAGTCTTGCCAATGCCCTCAGCCATGAAGATACGAGCCACATCGGGAACTGACGACGCTACGACGCCACCCATAAATCGCATATAGTTAAGGTTTCGAGATACACGACCAGCACGAACCCATACATTATCAGGGTCGGGTTGAGCATAGATGCCACGCATACGGTCACGCATTGCAGTAATATCGCGTATATCTGCATCAGCTTGGTTCTTTAGCTTGATGCGTTCTTTTTCAGTCTTAGCAGTACGTTGCTTTTCTGTATACCAATCCAATATTTCTTTCTTCTGAATGGTTAGGTCAAGATCACCAAACTCTCGCACTAGCTCCATGTCTGTTGCTGTGTTGCGTAGGTAGTAACGCCCTAAGTCTTCGATGTCGTTATCCAAAAACTCCTCAACCATGTTGTCGGGAATCTGGAATGTTCGAGATTTAAGCGGCCCACGCAATCCAACAGTGCCATTCAGATTGTTGTTTGCAGAGCCTTCGCCGATCTTCCAATCATAGGGGAGCCGACCATCTGGAGTGCCTTGGATGCGCTGTGCGATCTGCTCCGCAATGCGCTGATAATCCTCATCGGTTAAGTCTTTGGCCTCTTTACGCTCTGCCCGGTCGATGATTTCTTGTAATCGTGTACGCTCTGCGCCAGTAGCTTCAGCAATATCCGCCTCGGCTTTTGTCGCTTCATCGCGCAAACGGACATCTTCATCGCGCAACCACTTCGCAGTAGTGTCAATAAACTTGGGAAGGTTTGCTGATACCTTACCTTTATTCCAGCGTCGGTTCAGATAGCCAACAGCAGTGCCAACACTTACGTCTTCGGGTAGTAAGCCAAGCTCAACCAAGTCATTCTTGATCGGGTTGTATAGCTCTGTGCGCCAGCTATTTGCAGATTGCATAGCTTCGGGTATTGCAGATTCATCATTCCGCATTGCCCTTGCCACTTCCTCGTTGAATTGACGCTTACGCAGACGACCGCCGTTTTTTCGGTACTGTCTATAAATATCTAAATGATTTTGGAGTGCTGTCGCATACTTGCCGTCATGTATCTTGGCGCGTGACTCAACAGCCGTGACGATATCGCCATCCATCTTGATGGGATTCTCTGCCAATCGGTTAGAAACGATCCGGGTGAATGGGTTATCACTGGTTAGTGTGCGAGACAGCGGATCAAAGCCCAGAGTCTTGACCAAACCTTTTGCCGCCTTACCACTTACCTCAACATCTGCCACGCGCTGTGCCGCGCCCACGCTCTTTTCTTGTGGAGTCGCCCGGTACTCAGGGGACAAAACACTGTCATCGCCTGTCTTCACCTTTGGCTCAACATCCATTGAATCAACAATGCCGCCAATGGCAGACGCATCGAGTGAGTTAGCGAGAACCTTACCGCCTGCGCCCAGTACGCCACCTAGAAGCGCCGCCGCGCCTAAGTTGATCGCAGACTCGCCATAAGTACGGGTTAGCTGTGATTGGTGCAGAGCGGCCTCTGTGACGGCTGTGGAGGCTGTTGCAACACTACCTGTAACGACTGCCGCATCAAGAATCGAGTTGCCCGCCTTATACGTCTTAGCAATCGCTCCGCCAATTGGTATCAGGTTAATAGGATCAGCGACACCAACAACGCCAAGGCCAACAAGGAACGACATAGCGCCGCCCTTTTGGATGGTCTCTCGATCTGCTGTCTCTCTAGCATATTGTTTGCGTACTGCTTCGATCTCATCGACCGTATCGGCTAGTGCCGCATGGGATACAAACTTTTTGTCTAGCTTCTCGCCTTCCGATAGATAGTCATAAGGGTTGAATGACTGGTCATCCACGCCATCAGGTAGGCCAGACTCTTGATTAACGAATGAGCCGATTGTGTTTTCTTGACGCCATAACGCGCTTGCGATCTCGATTGCCGATGGATCTTCATCCTCGGGTGCTTCCGCAAGGTTAGTTAGCTTGTTGATCAATACGAGATCATCTGGCGCTTCGATAAACGGCATCAGTCTTGGCTCTCTCGCTCTTGGATATCCTCAATGAGCTTTGATCTTTGGCGCTTGCCAGTCTTTTCAATAGCTTCGCCAACCGTTGTTAGCACTTCAACCGCCGACCCTGCTACTTCTCTACGGATTTCGCCGGGTAGCTGTATCGCTTCTGCAATGATTCTGCGGCTATCAGATAGGACGGTATCCGCGTAAAGCTCTGACGCTGGCACAGCCCTTCTTGGCTTGCCCTTGCGTTCTTCGTATGCGGCCTTCTTCTCTTCGAACTGCTGGCGTCTGTGGGCAACGCTACCTTCTTCCTCTGCCTGTCTGATCTCAGCCGCTAGTTCTGCTGTTTCGATTCGGAGCTTGGCTTGCTGGCCTTCAACATCGGGGACAAAGTAGCCACTACGCTGTTGGAATACGCCATCATCGTCAAGGATGAGAACACGATACATAGGCGATCCAGCCGCCGCTGATCGGGATGTAGCGTCATCGGTCAATAAGTAGATGTTTTCGCGGTCAAACTGGAGATTGGGAGCCTCTGCGCGGATCTCTTCATCTAGCTGATCACGCATATACTCAACGCTTCCATTCACAGAGTAATACTGTTCGGGTGCGTACATCATGTCGCCGAATATGGACTGAGTATAGTTAGACTGGATCATCTTCTCGGCCTGCGCTCTTGCCGAATCCTCATCGGAACCAGCGAGATAGTAGCTCTCAAAGATTGTTTGATACTGGCTAACGGCATTCTGGAATGATGTCGGATCAGCCTCGCCAACAATGTCACGAGTCCAGTCAACGTACTTGTCGTTGTACTTCTCGGTCTTGATCTGATCACGTCGAGCCGTTACGCGGTTCTGATCAGCCGGATCAGTTAGTTGCTGGCTAAGTCGGAGCGCCTCTTTGGGGTCCATGACTTCCATCAATCTAACCATGTTTGATGCAAAGGCTTTTGTCTGAACATTGGTGATCTGGTCAAACATGCCGGGCGTCTCATCAACGCGATCAATGAGCTGTGCCGCTTGCATAATCAATGCGGGATCACCTGACAGTAGATAGCTGTTTGTCTGGTTCTTTACAGTGCTTGGGATCATGCGCGTCTTCTGAATAAAGATCGCATCGGTCAGCATACGTTGCTCGGGTGTCGCACCTTCCTGCGCTGGCACGTATACATCATCGTAATACTTGTTGATATCAGACTGATCTGGAACGTAATAGGGATCGCGCTGGTCTGTGAACTGCTTAGTGATGTTGACGTTGACGGCAGTGGTCTCGGCCTTTTTAGCCACGGCAGTACGTGCCGACTTCTTGAGGCTGGTCATCTCACTCTGAGAAATGCGGCCCGTTGTATACCACTCGTTTGCTTGCTGATCTACGTCAACCGGGTCAATGTTCCCGCTTGCAACCTGTACTTCGTAGTCAGATAGCTCAATACCGAATGCTGTGTCCTCTTCGACTAGACGGCTTTCAAGCTGATTCAATCTTGTCGCCATCTGCGACTCTAGCTTTGACTGCTGTTCGGGAGATAGCCCTTCAATAGGATTGGCGGTAATGGTCGCAAGCATCTGCTTACCGTTTTCAATCCTTTCCTGAAGCGATAGGTCTTCATTGTTCAAGATAGCGCGATCAAGTTGGCCCAAGTTACTCTGGACAATCAGTCGATCTTCTTGCTCTGAGGTGAACTTTGAGTATGCCGCTGGATCGAGAATCTCGTTGTTCTCAAGCCCAATGTTTTCGATCTGCAATTGCAACTCTTGAACACGAGTGTCATCGCCATCACGAGCGGCTCTTGCTTGCTCATCGGCCAGAGTCGTTAGCTCTTCATTCAAGTTGGCGGCGGCAAGGTCAAACTGACGCTTTCGCTGTGCGTCCGCTAAACGGCCCTGTACGCGCATTGCATCTTCAGTGAGTCGTAACCGTAGGTCTGCCGCAATATCCTCTGGCAAGCCTTCTGTGACGCCCTTCATATAGCCATTGAAGTCACTTTGGAATGCTACGGGATCGGGATCATCTGCATACTGCTCTTCAAGCTCAAACAGCTTCTTCTTGCCATCAACTCGGATGCCAGAGCTATAAGCGTTCAATGCCGCTTTGTTGTATGCCTGATCATAGATAGAGATCGCAGAGAGAAAGCCCTCTTTGGTTTCTGGTGCTTGGCCTTCTTGCGCCGCTTCCATACCGGATGCAACGCCAGCTTCTTGACCGCGCTCTGTTTGAATCTTAGCGCCGATATCAAACGCAATGTCCCCGACCTGTTCAGCCAAGCCAGAGAGAGCCTGCAAGCGTTTAGCCTGAGACGTATCTACACCTGTTGGCGTAAACTTGCCGTAGTATTCAATGCGCTTCTGAGCCATTACTCTTCCTCTGGCACTAACTGAGCCGCTTTTAACCCGCCACTAAGTAGCGTGCTTGCCGCTGTGAGTCCTGCTATTTGTGTTGCCGATCTCGCCTGACGTTCTAATGACGCCCTTCTTAGGCGTTCTGATAGGTCAATAGTCATCTCGCTAAGACCTGCCTGCTTCGCGCTTTCCAAGGCCAGACTTGCTGGCGTACCTTCCCCACTAATTCCTGCTGTCGAGAGTGCCGCGACGTTAGCCGCCAATGCCCGGTTAAGTTCTTGGCGTCGTGCTAGTTCTTGGCTTTCTGCCGCAAGTTCTTCCTGCTTAGCTTGCTCTTTGAGTGCTACCTTTTGAGCCTTGCCAGCTTGCACCTGACCGTAGGCTGACACTGCCGCGCTTGTTGCCGCTAATATTGCAAATATTGGGAGAGCCATCAGTTACCCTCGATCTCGTATTCAATCATTTGTATGTGCATGGGTGTTGGATCAGGACACGTAATCGTCGGTATGACCTCTCTACCCCAGCCGTTAATGTCGTAAACATCCTCTATTATGCCACTTGTGGGGACAATAGACTCGTTAGTAAGTGGTGACGTGATACCTGCCTCGCCAAACGAGCGGATAGGTACAGGGATGCCGTCGATATAGATACCGGAAGACTCGTAGACACGCAGGTTCATGCGGACAATCTTCTTCAGACGCATCTGGTTTTGGCCTGATCCGATGTTGGTATTCAGTGGCATCGGCTTAATAGTAGGAACAAACGGCAAGCCAACCTCATACGTGGTTAGCGAGTATTGTTCACTGGCATCAAGCGTGATCTGCCCACTAGCTACCGTGTAAGACGACAGCACATAGCCCTCGTTCTTGTCCAAATAGCCTTCGCGTGTAATAGCCTTGACCGATTCGCCGTCCAAATGATCTAGTCCGTCGATAACACCAGCCACTTGTACGCTCTTGATCGAGCAATCCATGAGATAGGTGAAGTCCCAGCGCTCAATAAACAGTTTGTCAGTGCCATTTACTTCGCGCTCAACCGTCATAAACAACTGATCGTCTACAACGCAAACGCTCTTGATGTCGCCGCTCGTACTCCAGCTAGTGAAGCCGTTGATGTCTTGGCTTCTCAGGGTGTTCAGGATGGCCGCTGTACCGTCACTATTTACGATAAATAGCCAGTTAGCGTCGTCACTCGCAGTACCCGCTAGGAGCGCCATATCGACCGGCTGATTGATCAAATGTGAGGCCAGTACCGACCTATCGTCTGTGGTGTAAGCGTCCTCGTTGAACGAATACAGGAAGCTCAGGAGCGATTTACCAAAGCGGTCTACAAATATGGTCGAGCCATCCACATCTTGGACCTCAACACTGTTTGCGCCGTGTGAAGTCTGTGGCTGAATGTTGATACTGGACGGGGTGACGGGTCTGCTGGTTACAGCAAACTCCGCGCCAGACGTAAATATCTGCAAGTTACGACCGGGATATACGTCAACAATGTCATTCAACTTGCGTGAAGAGATGGTGGCAAAGATCGCCTCATCGTCATCGCCGTCATCAATGTCGAAGTCAAAGAATGCGCCCGTCTTAGACATGAAGATCGACTGAGGCTTGGACTGAGTGCCACCAAGTACCAACCGGCCTTCGTAGAAACACGCGCTGATAGGGTATCCACGGGTAGCAGACCAAACATCCTCTTTTCTGGGTGTACCGTTGGCGGTCTTTACAAACGAAACCGTATTGCTTGCATCGCCTTCAGTGAAGTAGCCAGAAAACAATTCGAAGTTTTTTGTGGATTCGCCTGATATTGTGATCGTGTACTGCAATGCGCCTGTTCTTGCTACGGCCACACCCGTCTCGCCAAAGACTGGCATCTCTTGCAGATTCTTTTGGATGTTGAAAACAGTTGAGGCTTGCTCATCTGCCGTACCGTCACCCGCGAATGTAATGTTCTTGGACTGGATCGACTCAATATCGACTTGGAATCTGTCGCCTTTTGCCAAGCTACCGCCGCCCAATGTCAGCACTTGCACGTCATTCACGGGGGTTGGGCTTTGTGCATCGTCGAAGTCGTACTGAGGGACGTTCAA